ATGTACTAGACCAATAACCGAATCGTCCATAGTACAACTGTACTACCAACTTTACAAAATGTAACAATAGTACAAGTGTACTAGACTAATACATGTGTACTATAAATTGAATCATAAGCTAAACTAATAATTAATATATCTAATATAAATATAACGTATACGCTATATATGGCAATAGCTATGTCTTGATATCCACACATAGCCCACAGATGCCCGCACCAGTACAAATGTACTACCCGCAAGGCCAGCTCGTGATTATATCATACCATCGCGGGGTGTGTCAATAGGTATATATACTCAACGGGCGATAGTGGTACATATGTACTACCCCGCATAGGTAGCAAAAAAATGTTTGACTGTCTAGTACGGGTTACCGTACCTTGACAATACTGTTACAGTACCGTAACGGGGTAGATTGCAGGGGATCGCACGTATAATACCCCACAAACAATTTTTTCAAAATTTAAGACACCTTATTTCTTTCTAAATATATTATTGAGATGCTGTCTTTGCAACTCTACTTTCATTTGGGCTAAGGTTAGAAGTGGCCAGCGTTGGAGTTTTAGTGCTAATCTAAATCTTTTATACCATCTACTCTTCTTAATCCTGCCCCACAACGATTCTTTTGTCATGGTTGTACAGTACGTAGGTGCTATAGTGTTAGTAGTAGGGTGGTAATATACAGTACGAGCGTGTTCCTCGTAGGAAGAGGGAGTTTTACGTCCCTCTTTGACCGCTGTTTCCACCCACGAGGAGCACCACTTCCCCGTGTCTTATGAAGGGGTTGGTCAAAACCAAGTCATATCACCACTTCCAGAGATGCCTCTAGCCTCCTTACGTTGGTCTAAATCCATTCCCAATACCATATGGTTAGCTTCAGCTTGAGGATCATCCATCCAAGCCTCTAGGTGGTCTAACCACTCTTCATGTCGTCTGTTTTTTATCTGTTGTTGAGCAGAGATTGCGAGGGCATCTGTAAACCATTTAACGCCTTGGGCGAGAGAGTCGATTCTGTCATCGTGTCTAACAGCCCCTCGTTCTCTGCACATTCTGCTGATTTGGTAAGCAAGCATATATTGGAATCTATTTTCAGTTGCTTCATTAGCATTTGACGCATAATCCCATTCAATAACCTTGGGGTCAATAACCAACCTATGCTGATTAAAAACAGGCTCAAGGCTACTAATAATCCTATCTTCTTTACGGACATTAGCTCTAGTCTCCTCTATGTCTATGTTTGTTTTTGTCGTCTGGCAATGCTTTCTAAATAGCTCTGATACAATACCATCGCCAAAGTTGCTCTCGATGAGCAGTGTACCCGCACCATACTTTCTACACCTCTTTAGTATTTCTAATAATGTGTGGTCGCTATAACCGTCTCTAGAGGCGTAAACCTCATGTAAGTATATAAAACCATTTAACTGTGATAAGAAGCATGCTACAGTCTCATCAGAGCCCCTTCCAGAGGGATCTACGCTGCATATAGTCTCGCTATACTCAACCCACTGACCTTGAGTAGTCATAGGGCTGTAATAGTAGTCTCCGGGAAGCCCCGCACATGGCAGGTCTTTCAATAGATTACGTGGATCTGAGCACCATATAATGTTTTCTGGTGCATGTGTAGGGTTTACGGGTGTAACAATTAGGTCTGCAAACTTTAATGGGAACTTTTCTGCGTCAGACAAGGTAGTGTCTAACATAAACTGTAGCATAAAGTTGCTACGTCCCATAGATGCTTCTCTTTCTAACAGGTCTGACTCTTTAAAACGTGTATCTGTAGGTTTCCATGCCATATCTCCCTTTTCTATGTCCTCTACTAACTGTGGAGCTAGTAAACCATCATACATAGCAATCTTGCGGGGGTATCTAGCTGGCCAAACAAATGGTCTATAGCTACGTTCTCGTAGTTTATTGTAGACAGTAAAAGTGGTTTGAGGAGTTCCCAAGAACATAATCCTAGAATCACGCTTAGGAGTAAGGATAGACTCACATTCAGTAACCAACTGTAAAAGTTTTTCACGTTGTAGTTCAGTCATACTGTTGTTTGGTACTTCGACATCATCTAGTACCATTAGGTCAGCTCTGGAACCAGTTAACTGTCCTGTTATACCCACAGACTTAACTGAGGGTGCTTGGTGCGGTGCTGCTGGCCCCACATCAAATGATATACGTGACCATCTTTGGTCATCGTTTTTTGGCTTTAGGTGTGATAACCAAGGTACTTCTAGTATTAGTCTTTGACAGAAGATTGAGAATGAGTCTGCTCTATCTTTTGAAGCAGAGACGACCATAATCTTTTTATCTGGGTTATTGAATAAAGTCCAAAGGACAAATGCAGCAGTAATCCAAGACTTACCAACGCCACGAAACGCTTGGATTTGTAATCTTTTTGGGCCATGTTGTAGATACTCAGCGATACATAATTGTGCCCTTGTGGGGGCGGGTAGGTTAAGGTGTGTCCAAACAGCGGTAAGAAAATACCTAAAATCTTTTTGGAGTTGATCTTCAATTTTCATTTATCATTAAAAAATTAGGGTCATTCATCATGTTTAGTTCTCTCATTCTACGCATACGTAAAATAGGATCTTTACCATTAGGGCCATAAACAAATAAACCCATAGCTTTTTTCAGTCTTTCTACATCTCCACTGTCCAAAGCTGGTCTTAGTATTTGTTGATTACGTTTATCTTCAAATACATTTATACCGTTGTTAAAACCAAATGACAGTACACCTGCTTTTACACTAGCTGGTAAGTTTCTGTAGTTTTCATACCTTTGACTAAAGGTTTGATGTAACTCACTAACTTTATACCTTAGTAACTCGTCAGCTTCTTCTACAGTTATAGTCTCACCGTTTTGTACCCGTGTTTGGTTGTCCTGTTTATACTCAAAACCATAACCATAGGTTGGCATACCGCCTTCTATACCTACAGGTGGTCTTGCTACAGGTTCAAAACCTTCATTTCTTTTTAAAAAATTTACAGTTTTATCTAATAAAATATCATCATTAGATGTCGCAGTCGGGGTCTGTGTCATAATTAATACTCATGTCGTTTAATCCTTTTACCTCGGAAGGTATTATCTTAACCCCCGGCTCACTTCGCCACTCCTCACAAAAATCACATAATCTGTTATAGTCCTTAATAGCGTCATCTACAGCTTTCTTAGCTTTATAGTCTACGTATTTAGGTTCTATCCAAAGCAAAAACCACACCATACCCCAACGTATGGGGCTAGGTGTAGCATATGCAATGTCTTTAAGTTCTTGTAATAGTAACTTATTAGGGTGAAATAATTTGTTCACTTAATCCAATTTAGTATTAGGTTTTCTCTTAGTGGGTTTGGTGGGAAGTTGTCCCTAAACCACACTAACCAGTTCATACTTCCTTTTTCTTGATTACATCGTCTACAGGCGGGAACACAGTTGCAAGTATTGGTAGCACCTCCCAAACATCTGGGATGTACATGGTCAATGGTAAGATCAAATTCATAATGTTTTTGTCCGCAATAAATACATTCATAATTGTTTGCCTCCTTAATAGCTTTTCTCCATAGGCGTTTTGCGTCTCCTGATGTCATGACTATTAAGTTTTGTGTGTAATGTTTATAAGTAGGAAGTACTGGTGTCATTTTTTACCACGATTTCTAGCTCTGTTTTTTGAAACACTTTCACGTACTAATCTTCCTGATTTAGTGTGTGAAAAATCCTTACCGCCCTTACCTTCTGCCCCCGCTTTTCTACGGGCTCTCTTAAGTTCCACCCTATAGGCGATGGCTTCTTTGGTAGAGTTACGCTTTCTGTTATAGGCGTTTTTTTTGGCTCTGGATTCTGGGTTGTCTCTGTAGTTTCTTGCACTTCGTTTAAGTTGTTTACGTGGTAATCGTCTAGGAGCCATGTTTAATTACTGATTTTTGTACTGTGTCAAAATCAACACTTGGCATAATATCGGCTAGTTGTGATAAAGGCGACGTGTCAAACGCTACACCTGTAATATCATTTTTATATAGCCAGTCAGAAGCAGCTTTTAGGTCAGCAGTAGTAGCTTCACCACTACGTATCCTATTAATAAGTTCTGTTGTAACTAACATATGTAGCTCATTAAACTTATCTTCTCCTGCTCTTTTCATTTAATGTCTAGTCCTTTCTTTACTATTGCTAGAGCTTTATCATCAAGCTCATTGTCTGATTGTTCGACTAACTTTTCTAATAAATCTACAACAAATAACTTAAATTTGTCACTTTTTAAAAAAGTTAAAACGATTGGTTTTAGTAGTGCTAACATCTTTTTTAGGTAATAACGATTGTATAGGTACGATGTCTTGGCACATGTGAGCTACACGTGAGCCGGGATATATCGTAAATCCCTTTTGTTGTAGTTCTGCACATTTAAGTGCACGAACAAGCTCGTAGTCAAGCCTCATCTTTTCTTCTTGTCTCTTAGCTATTTCTTGACATTGTTTAGTCAAGTCACGGTTAAGTGGCACTGAAAAGTTTATTTGAAAGCCCCAGTTCTCTGATATAACATAACCCTCTGGGTCATATGGTGAGGTGTCATTACCCATATAAAAGGGGCTAAACGTCATTGTTGATCCATTACAAGATATGGCAGAACCATATTGTTGTCTAGACGGTGCTCCATTATTTTGAAATTGCACAGCCTGATTGGTAACATTTCCTGTTGCTGCTGCCACAGGGTTGGACGAGTTATTGGTGTCTCCTTCTGCATATACAGGTGTTATTGTGAGAATACAGAAAGCGATGTAGTAGTAGAGTTTATTGTAAAGTTTCTTGTGGTGTCCCATTGTTCTACTAATCCAGCTGATCTTGATGTGGTTTCTAGTGACCAAGGTAGAGTTGCATCTGTTATGGTAAATGTAGTACCACTACCTGCTATATCAGCAGATGGTGTTATATTTGACCCATTCCAAGTCTTTACTTCAGCACCAAAAACTTGACGCTGTTCTACTTCGGTTATAGTTTGTGTGGTAGTGGTTGTAGAGTTCATCGACCCTGTAGTAAACTGGGGCGTGACAGTATTAGCATATGCACCTGCAGGTAGCAGTAGCATAGCAATAAGTAGTTTTTTCATGGTTTGGGTTGTTTGTCTTTTTCGCCTTTTGTTCTACCTGTAGATAGCCCGAACGTGGCCAGTGCCCCAGTAAAAATCGAGGCTACGAACGTGATGTCGGACGATGCACCTACAGGTTTTTTAACCATAGGTAACTCAACATAGTTAAGAGTAATAATAAAACCAGACCAAACAACAACTCCTAGACGTACGATTGCACCTAGTACTGCCATCTGTTCATCATGGTCGTCTACATTTTCTTTTAGTTTTTTTAGGAAACTTTTGGGTTGTCCTTTGATAACCTTATCTTCTTCCATGCTGTTTTAAGTATTGGTTTCATAGCTGTAACAACCCATTTAAAAGCTGCTGTTGCAGTTAGGGTTGCAGCTACAGAAACGACTGCTGTAGTAGAAGCCGTTATAAGTATTTCGTTTTCTGGTAAAGGCATTTTGAAGTCCGTAAACGGTATGTCAACCTGCCTTATGCCAGTAGGTGCTTCTTCTGTAGCCTCTGGTTCTGTGCCCTCTGGTTCTCTAAGATCACTAGGAGGTACTACTAAAGGTACATAACTAGGAACGTCAGCAGTAGGTAGTGGTATAGATATAGTTTCAAGCGGTATCCCATTTGGTAATACTATGGTAGGTATTTGCACTATGGTTTAGGATACTTGTCCTTAATAGCTTTAATATCTGCCTTCCAAGCATCTATACCAGAATGATAGATTTTGTCCAACTGTTCTTGTAGCGGAGGATATGATTCTCTTCTTGGTGCATAACAATCAGTTTCAAGTTTTTGTAACCTAACTTGCTCTGCTGTAATGTCAGAATTACTAATTGCTGTAGCACCACCCCAATCAATAGTAGTTCCTACTGATTCTACGTTTTCATCTTCAGAATAAGTAATAATAGGTTTACTTCTGTATTCTGGTTTTAAAGAAAAGATAGCTTCTATTATTGAAATTTTCCTAATCATATTAAGTTACCTTTTTTAAATGTTGTATAGAAGACCAATATTTTGATCTTGTGTAGGGAGAACCAGAACTATTGTTAAAGTAAACAGTTTGGTTTGAAGTATGTATCTGACCGATTAGTCTTATATAATATGTGGTACCAACAGTAAAACTCATTTCTGATGCAGTAAGCATTTGATCTACTTCCCATACATCATATGGATCACCCAAATTAGATCCACCATTACCCCAAG